TCGGCGCGTGATTGAGATAAGTCGCTTTACATTTGCGTAATGCCATGCCGATCGTTCCAGTATCGTAACAACCAAGCTCTAACGCCCATTCTTTCCTGGCTGCTTCAATCAATTCTGCAGTTTTCCAGGCACTGGTCCACAAGTGGCCGTAGTTAGATCCAAGTCGAACAAATAACTGAGAAATATTTTTATTGCTCAAAGGCTGCCGCATTTGCTTCGGCGTGTAATTCGCTTGCTGATTGCTTAGCATTATTTCCTCCGGGATTTTTTTGGTTATCAAAAACTGCTTGGCGTGACATCCAGCGCTTGAACGCTGCCTGAACCTCTCGTCCATCTTTGAAAAATGTTTTTTTAATTTCGTGGTGTGAAATAAATGATGCGATGTGTGATGACTCTGGTTTTGGTAATTTGTAAGATTTTATAAATTCCAAAGTCAGCTCATTTGGTTCAAAATTTTGCAATAAGAGAGAGGTATTAACTTCAGGAATCAGGTTAAGGGAATCAGGTATCAGGTTAAGGGAATCAGTGGGGCAAGAAGCGTTATGCTTAACGCAAGCTTGAACCATGCTTGAGCCATGCTTGGCTTTAGCTTGCGCATGCTGTTGATTTTCTTCTATATTATTACACTCTTTAAAATCCGGTATTACTGAGTTTGTCTCTTTGTGGTGAGGCGCCTGGTGTTTTCTCCATTTTAGGATTTGAATGTAGTTTTCACCATCGATTGTGTACCGTTTTATGAATGAGTTATCGTTGAGCCAAGCAAGAGCCATGCTTGCGTCAAGATCAAATCTATACGGAAAAACTTCGGCTTTTATTCGTTTTGGCCGGTCTTCCAATCGCCCGCTTTTGTCTGCCAGGCACCAAAGTCCTGCAAATAATATTGTGTAAAGTGGATTAGCCTCACCCAGAATTTCATTTTTAAACAGCCCTGGTTTAATGTTTCTTGCACGCGCCATGACGAGACCTATACGCGAAACACTGATAACACACCGATAAATAGTTGCGGTATGACTGTGTATAATTTATTATATTTTTTGTTACAAGAGCGTAACTCGTTAAAAAATAAAGAGATTAACGAACTGCGTAAACAAATGTATATTATGTTAAATAGCATTTTTATACCCTTATTATTATTGTATTGTTGTTGCAAAACAATTAGTTAGCGAATTAGAGTAATTACAACTAAATGTCTTTACCCGTGTTAAAACCGTCTTATAGTAAACTTGAAGTCTCTGACCAAGAGATTTTAAGACGGTATGATTGTTACCTGAATTTCGGTAATAGAAGCACTGAAACACGTCGATTGTATCGATCTGTTTTGTTGCGGTGGTCGGTTTTTGTTGTTTTATTATCGCCATCGAAAGACTCTTTACACCAGTGGATTAGAGCGCGGCGGCACCAGGTAAAGGTGTCTACCTTTAATCTGGATCTGACTGTATTGAGGTCGTTTTATCGATGGGCTTATCAATCCGGTTATGTCGAAACGGCCATTAATGATCTTATTCCAAAGTCGCACCGGGCACCAAAAAAGCTGCCGCATTTGCTTTGTGAGTCTCAAATTGGCCGCCTTCTTGCTGAGCCTGATTTGACCGCTTTTGTTGGTTTTAGAGATCATGTAATTATGCGCCTGATCTATGAAACTGGTATTACTGCTGCCGAGGTGGTCGGCCTCACTATTGGCAGCGTGCTCGATGATCACAGGCTGCTCATGCTGTCTGCAGATGGCCGTCAATCGCGCCGGTTGCCATACTCGGTACCAATGCACTTCTTGCTGCATGAATGGTTTAAAAAACGCCGTACAGCTCGCCCAGGTAAAAATTCGAGCCTGTTTATTACTCATCGCGGAAAATCGTTTTCGACACCGCGAAGTATTTGGGAAATCGTTAATCGTTATGCTCGGCCAGCTATTGGTATCGGCCGCGCTTATGACAGAATAAACGCCACCGCTAACAGGAGACCATGGGAAGGTTTTTATCCGCACCTGTTGCGCGCGGCCTTTGCCACACGCCTCATAGAGCGTGGCTGCGATCTGAGAGTCGTGCAAACGTTTCTTGGGCATAAAGATATCCATACTACCCTGCGCTACCTTGCCGTTGATGTGGCCACGTTGAAACGCGAGATGGCGAAACATCCCCGGCTAAATTTTCCAATGGGCTAGCAACACCAGCGGCGCCTGATTTTGAAACATGCGTATAAATCATCGTCGTTGAAACGTGCTTATGGCCTAGTAGCTGCTGAATAGTACGAATGTCAGTGCCTGATTCAAGTAAATGCGTAGCGAAGCTGTGGCGCATTGTATGAGCGCCTACAGGCTTTTTAATGCCAGCCACCCGTGCTGCTGACTTGATGGCCTTTGACACCGCGGAATCATGAATATGATGCCGCCGTAAAGCACCAGTACGTGGATCAGGGCCAATGCGAGTGGCGGGGAAAACAAATTGCCATGAAAACGACTTAACCGCGCCTGGGTACTTGCGATCCAAAGCGTTTGGCATGTAAGCATCGCCAAAACCCTCTGCCAAATCACGACTGTGAATGCGTTTTACTTCTTTAATATGATACTGCAAATCATCAGCAATTGTTGATGGCAACATAACTGCTCGATCCTTGTTTCCTTTACCCTGGCGAACAGTAATAATGCCACGATCAAAATCGATATCTTTGACGCGAATAGATAAAGCCTCGTTTAATCGTAAACCTGCGCCATAAAGCAGCGCAACGATTAAATAGTTTTGTCCAGCAATGTTTGGTAATAACGCTGCTATTTCTTGTTGTGATAAAACAACAGGTAAAGTACGTGGCTTTTTAGCATAGGCGAACCCTGAAATATCGCCAATATCAATTTTTAATACATTCTTGTATAAAAATATGATGGCATTTAGTGCTTGGCGTTGGGTAGCTGCTGCCACGTTCCTTGTTCGTGCCAGATGTGTCAAATAAGCTTTAAGTTTGTCACCGTGGCCACCAACAGGGTGATTTTTACACCATTTTGAAAAATCTTTAATCCAGATTATGTACGATTTTTCCGTGCGAATAGACATGTGCCTGAATCGCATGGTATTGCGTACTGAATTAATAACTTCTGATAGTTTCATAATTGTGTATATTTGCCTAGTTGCTGATTAATATCTGTTGGGAAGCCGCGAAGCTCCTTTCAGTCACTTCGCTCCCGTGCCTCCGCAATATGAACATCTATCCTGATAAGTTCTGCCATCCTCGTGGAAAATTGTATATCCGTTACCTAAGCAACGACGGCACTCATGGCTTCCCAACGGCGGCGAATTGAGTTTGCCATCGCCTGAATTGTTGTTGCCCGCTTCGCGGCCTCCCAACAATTCATTCGAGGCGGATTTGCGATAAGCAATACCCTTCTCACATGTGCAGTATTCAAAATATTCATTGCAAAATTCACAGTACATAATCGCAACCCCTCAATTCGCCGCCGTTATGTGTTTAATAACTTCTTCGCCAGCACTACCATTTGATCGTTTTGTAACATTTGATATTTTCCATAACCCCAATCCACCCCGATATGTGAAACCGCTTCCGCAATCCTTTCAAGTTCAGCGGCTATTTCCGCGTAACCTTCCAGTGCTTTGCCGAAATCACCAGATTCGTGATCTTGTTTTAATTGCTCACTTAGCCTCATCTTTCGTCTCCAAATTAAATATGCGCTTACGCGGAGCAACCCGAGCCTTTAAGTTATTACTTCAATCGTCATCAAAGCTTTTTACTTTATATGTTTGCTGTCTGCTGGAGATCAAGCCAGTCATTTACAGCTACCCTAAGTTGCTCCCGTAAACACACATAACAAAAAGCTGCACCGGACGGCAAAACACGCCGCCCGTGAGCGCCGCCGTTAAACCACAAAAGCCATCTACTTAAAATATCTGTTTAATTCGTTTCCTATCCATCGGCCAACTGGCACTGAAACACCATTACCAATCTGTCGATAAGCAGCCGTATTAGATACTGGGAATTTAAACCAATCAGGTACTCCCTGAAGTCGCGCAAACTCTCTGACAGAATAAGGCCTTACGCCTAGCGGAAAGCGTTTGTCAGCAACTAGCCTGGTGCTTTTGTCTTTTGCGTAATGTGCTACACAGGTCGGCGCGATGTCGTTTTTATCTGGGTCTGAAACAATAGGTAAATCGCGGTAGCCGCCTTGCATCCGTGTTTTTATCGCTTTTGGTAATGTCACATCTGGATCGCTTTCTAAAATCGCCTTTAATGAAACAGGTTTTGTATTTTCTGGCGGGCGAACTGTAAAGCTTTTTCGGGTGCCAATAATAATCAACCTGTCTCTACGTTGCGGCAGCCAATGTGACGATTTAACTGGGCAGAACGTTTGAATATGATAATCAGGCAATTTTGTCATTACTTCCATTACCACCGGAAAAGCCCGCATGCCTGGCACGTTTTCAACGACATAAAACTCTGGTTTTGCAAGCGCTAAGTGTCGCAGCGAATGCAAAAATAGATCATCACCAGACCGCGTGTTGTGTATGTCAGCAATGGCGCTGTATTTTGTGCATGGGTAGGTAAAAACCATGCCGTCACAACTGTCCTGCTCAAATACAAGCTCAGACGTCAGGTCGCATTGCTTTATGTGCCCACCAAGGTTTTGCTCGTATGTTTTGCAAGCGTCTGCATCAAGCTCAAAAGCCTGGTTGATGTTAATGCCAGCCTCAATCAGCCCGATGTCCATTAGGCCAGCGCCAGAAAAATAACTGTTAACGCTTATCGTCATCGCTGATATCCAAAGGTAACTGTCGCAGTAATTGCCAGCGCAGAAAGCCAATAAAACATATCGACCTTGCTGCCGTGAAATAACCACCAGCCCGCATTTGTGAGATACATTCCCATAATGATGTAATTAAATATTTTCGGCTGAAAGAGTGCTTCGATGCTCACTCCCAATCTCCCCGTCGGCTCACTGTCAACTGTTCAAAACTTCGCCAGGTAATAAAAACAATGAATATAATCGGCCATAAAAACGTCGCTAAAACTGGTAACGTCTGCCGCTTTTTAGATGCGCGGTAAAAAGCGCCCCAATGGCAAAGAAGCATCTTCACATACATAATGCCCAGGCCAAAATATAAGACGATGGCGGCGATTATTATCAATGTTAATGGGTGCATGTTTGCCTCTATAGCGTTTTCAAATGTTCTGGTATTTTGCCATCGGCAAGCGATGCCATTACCGGGCTGTTTATCTCGTTGTGTCTAGTGCTCCACGATGTTGCCGGTGCGCCGGCATAGCAGTCGTCACATTCAACAGCATCTACCTCACCGCCGTCTAAAGACCAAAACCCTGCAGAAAGATTTAAGCCCCCCACAAAAAGGACACGGCGGCGCATCGTTTATGTACGATTTATCAGCAGACATCTGGCAGCCTCTCAACATGTTTTTTATATTTCATAAAATCCTCGCGCTTCATATCCAGGCAACTTTCAAGGCCCATCGTGCTTAATAAAAATTTATAATCGTCTTTGTCATAGTCGACAATCAAACCCTTTTTCTTTGCCACCGCATGCACGTAACCGATACGGCCCTTTGTCATTCGCCAGCGTTTTTTAACCAACGCTGTGCCACAGTTTTCGCACTGCTTTAAGCCTGTGTTCTTATGGCCGCAACGCTGGCATTGTCGTTTTAACCTTGCGCTCAAAACGGAATGTCGTCATCCGGTGCGGCTGCTGGTGGCACGTTTCCCGCGCCACCGGCAGCATTTTTGCCACCAAGCATTTGCAACTGCTCACCAATAATTTCTGTGGTATAGCGGTCAACATTCTTCTTCTCGTCGCGCCATTTACGGGTACGCAGGCGGCCTTCAACAAACACCTGTGATCCCTTGGCTAAATACTCTTCCGCTACTTCGGCCATACGCTTGTAAAAAACCACGTTGTGCCATTCCACGCTTTCTTTGCGCTCGCCACTGTTTTTATCTTTCCAGGTGGTGGTTGTTGCAATCGAAAGATTGCACACCGCGTCACCGTTTGGCATATATTTAAGACTTGGATCTTGCCCAAGATTGCCAATAATCATCGCCCTGTTTAAACTGCGTGCCATTACTTTTCTGCCTTCTTAACGGTAAATATCAATTGGAATATCGTTGTAATCAGGCACTTTTGTTAAAGGCTTTGAATCAGGACACATCGATTTATTAAGTTTGTTTTGATCAGCCAACAGCTTCTCGTAATCCTTTTTTTTTATCCAGATCGTGCCAGGTGTTTTGCCGGCCACCCGCATCGCTTCAAGATAGCGCTGTATCTCGGCATAAATATGCTTAACCTGCGCCGTCTGTTTGTATTCTCTGGCCATTACGCAGCCCTCTGTAATGTATAACGCGCAACTTTTGTTTCGCCATAGTGCGTATTTATTTTTATTAGCTCGCTTTTAATTTTATGACCGTCCTGCTTCAGCTCAAATATGCGCGTCGCTGGCATACCAATGTGCAACTGGCTGCGAATCTGCTCAGTTGTCATCCGGCGTTTTTTAAGTGCAGCAAGCAAAGCCTCGCGCTGCGTTTTTCTGGAAGTCATGCGGCAACACCCCCCAGCGGTGCGTCGCGCCGAATACGCTGGCGCTGCACCTCACCACTGTTATGCCCGTAAATCTCTGCAAATGTTTGAATGCTGCGGTGGCCGCCTAAATCAGCCGCCAGGCGAAGGTCGCCAGTTTTCTCGTACACTTCGCCCAACCGGCGATGCCGAAACAGGTGGCTATGCAGCTCTGGCATGCCTACACGCGCACCGTGCTTCTTTATGCGGGCATGTAGTGCTGCCCGGGTCATACGTGTGCCGCGCCGGCTTAAACAAAGCGCTGCGCGATCTACCGCTGGTTTGTGATAATTTACAAAGCGCTGGCGTACCGTTAGCCACTCGTTCAATAGCACCAGCGTTGGCTCGCCAATAACCGTGCGTTTTACATCGCCGCCTTTTGCCAGGTAGTAAACAACGCCGTCCGGCGCCACGCATGTTTGTGGTATATCTTTTTCATCATAAATGTCCAGGCCAAGCAGGCCGCCAATGCGCAACGCACCGTCAAACATGATTCTCAGCAGCGCCCGATCACGGATGTTCTCAGTGCCGGTGGTTGGTATAGCGTCGATCACTGCCAGCAGCTTTTCCTCTGGCGGCGCAATAACACGCGGCACATTAAACTTAATGTCGATACCCTCTGCCGGGTTAAACGCCAACACATTGCGGCGCATACAAAACTTAATAAAGCTTTTAATGGTTTCCAGCTTGCGGGCGGCGGTGCGGTGCAGCATGCCCTCGCCCAGCGTCAGCGCCTGTATCCAGTCTTCGATCAGTACGTCGTTAACGTGCATAATCAAACGCACATCACGGCTGGCAGCAAAGCCGACAAACTGTTCAAGATCGCATTTGTAACTGATTAACGTGTTTTGCTTGCGGCCCATACTTTGCAGGCTTTTTAAAAACATCGTGCACAGGCTAATTAATGTGCCGGCAGGTAAAATGGTTCGCGGCTTAAAATCGATGCTGTTGTCGTCACTCACGATGCGCCTCCCTGTATAACCACATACCGGCCGCCGCGCTGCTCTGCCAGCAAGGGCAAATCGACCATGCGAATATCTTTGTACCAGTTCATCAGCGCCCTGGCTTCGGCCCTGCCAACGTGTACGCGGCCACCAAATCGCACAATTCCTAAATTAATTACTTTCGCATCCATAAAACCTCCCCAGATTTAATGTTTGGTTACGCTGCTTGTCGAACCGCAGCACTGTTTAACGCAATCTTTTCCGGCCACCTCGGTGGTGATTCGGTTTTTTAATTCCATCACCGCTACCAGCACATCGTCCAGCTCGGCAATCGCCTTTTTGTAAAATGGCATGTCTTCAGGGCCAAAGTGACCATTTGCCAGCATTAGCGCGGTTACTGCACACGCCTCACCCGTCTCGCGCATCAGTTTCGCCAGGTCGCCTGTGTGGCTGTTAGCGCCTACTGGCATACTCACCGCCAGTAGGCCGTAGCGTTTTGCCAGCTCTGCCGTCAGGCGTACACGCCACGGCTCTGGCAAGCTGTTTACCCAGGCTTCTTCCAGCTCGGCTGGTAGTCGGTTATCACCCTCCATAAAACGGCGGATAATCTGCGCATTGGCGCGCATGTCGGCATAGGTGTCGCGGGTTTTATGAAAATTAATGTGGCGCAACATAGCCGGTACAAAGGCCTGGTAACTGTGGGCAATATCAGCGGCAAGCGCCGTCGTTTTGGTGCCGGTGGAGCGCATATAGTCCTGCGTGTAGCGCACAATAGTCTGGGCGCGGGTTTCAAAGGCAAAGGCAGACCATGCGGCACTGTCGGCTGTTCGTTTCATGCTGCACCTCGCCGGTCGTCATTTTTAGCCATAGAAACAACAGTATCTGTGGCAGCAGGCAAATCAGGGATATGATCAAAGTCATGTTCAGAACTAAAAATATTCGTCAGTGTGCCAATCGGCCAGCGCTTACCACCGTTGGGGGCTGGCGTTCTATCGCGCCACAGCTCCTCCGCAATAGCGCGGTAACTCATGCCCGCTGCCCGAAGCTCAAACAAGCCCTGACGAATTGCCCATTTTTCAGGGTCTTTAAACAGCTGGCCGTCAACAGAAGTAAGGCCAAAAGGCACATGGCCATAAACCTGTCCGGCGGCTTTCAAGCCCTGCATAGTTTCAAGGGTGCGCTGGCACACCTTCTCGCGCTCAAGCTGGCAGCGCGCAAGGTTGATGGTAAACATAAACTTGCCGATGGGCGTGCTGGTATCAATGTGGTCGTTAACGCTGATCAGCGCCTTGTTGATGGGTGTCAGCACATCTTCAACAATGTGCAGGCCATCGCGGGTTACACGAAAAATACGGTCAAGGTCAGGTACAAGTATAGCGTCAGCCATGTCGTTACTAAGCATGCCAAGCACAATTTTACCGCCCGTTCGCTTTTCAAAAAGCGTGCCACCCGATACGCCCCGGTCGATCTCAACGTGTACCAGTTCGTGATCAAAAACCTTGCAGTACTGCTCAAATTTATTCGGCCAAAGGTCAACATTGTGGCCCTCCTTCGCTTGTTCTTCGGTGCTTACGCGGCTGTAGGCGATGATTTTCATGCGGCAGCCTCGTGGTGCTCTTCTAAAACGTCGAACTCGTTCCACAGGTCGCTGGGTTCGCCATCCCATTGGTACGCTTTAAGCAAGCGTTCTACAGCATTTCTTACGGCGGCTTTTTGCAAGGAATATGTTTTTGAAAAGCATCTCTTATCCAGAACACGCTTGATTGTGTTTGGGGCAGCGCCAGAGGCGCGAGAAATTGAGCGCAGACCAATGCTGTGCTCATTGAGTAATCGACCTACTGTGGTAGTATCGTCAAATCTTGGCTTAATTTTTCTCATTGCGTTACAAAAGTGATTCAAGTTGGTGTATTTATACCGCTTCAATGCGGTGAAGTCAATAATTATTTGAAGTATTTTTATGATTGATGAAGGTAAAACGCTGTTGCGAACAATACTTAACAGGCTGAAAGAAGCCGAAAACGTTAAGTATGACAAAGAGTTAGCAGTGCCTTTGAAGGTTGCCGAGCGCACAGTAAACACATGGAAAAATCGTGATTCAATTCCGTGGGAAAGGCTGTTTGAATACAGCCGCAGAAAAAAAGTATCTCTTGAGTGGATAATAAATGGCCGGGGCCCTCTCCTGTCTACCAATATGGTGACAGAGGAAGGCGCTATTTATCATGTAGAGACAGATCAGGACGTGGTGTACGATATTGCAGCGCAGTTACATGCAGCTCTGCAAGGTCGAGAGATACCGGCGGACAAATTCAGCCAGGCATTGAAGATGCTGCATCGGGAATCGATTGCTACCGGGCAGCCGCCTGCGGTAGATAAGGTCACTGAATTAGTTAAATTATTATAAAAAAGGAGTAATAATGGCAACCATCCAAAAGAAAGTAGCCGACCGGATAAAAAAGACACTACCCCGGTTTCAAGCCGTGCTGCAGCAGGCAAAAGATCGTGATGTAAACGAATCAGATACCGTTACTATCATTACCGACATGCTGTCAGAAGTATTCGGCTTCGATAAATATAACGACGTCACTAGCGAGCAAGCCATTCGCGGAACTTACTGCGATCTTGCTGTAAAGCTTGACGGAAAAATAAAATTTTTAATAGAAGTAAAAGCTATTGGCTTAACGCTAAAAGAAAACCACCTGCGGCAAGCTGTTAATTACGGCGCAAATCAGGGTATACCATGGGTGATTTTAACAAACGGCATCGTTTGGGATATTTACAGAATAAAGTTTGAGCGCCCGATAAACTTTGAACAGGTGTGTACGTTTAATTTATTGGAAATGAATGCAAGGCTGGCAGATACGCACAGCCTCCTTTATCTTTTGTGCAAGGAAGGTATTGCAAAAGCTGCTATTGAAGCGTTTCACGAACACGTTCAGGTCGTAAACCCATACATGGTGGCGGCGCTTATGCGTAGCGATACCATTATCAACGTACTGCGCCGTGAGTTAAGAAAGCTGGCAGAAAACACCAGGGTCGACGCTAACGAAATCAGCGCGTTGCTGGAAGATGTTATAAAGCGCGACCTCATGCACAGCGAATCAGCCGACCTGGCAGATGCAGCTGTAAAAAAATCAGCCAAAAAAGTGAAACGCAAAACCGTTAAATCTCCAGCGCCTGAAAACAGGGTGGTTACCGAGTACAATGAACCGCTATTGTCATCTATGCAGGAAAATACAGAACAATGAAAACCACGCTGCTAACACTACTGCTATTCTTGCCAGTAACGGCAACAGCAACACAGTGGGAATATAAAGTTTTTTATTTTTCTGCGTCCAGTGGAAAGCCGGGCGAGGTAGTAAAGCTTGAATCCGGCGCTTACGTAGATAATTTTAAAACAAAAATGCTTAATGATTTAGGCGACAAAGGATGGGAGATTGTCGCTGTTACAGGATTATCTGATGCGCATCATGCCCTTTACATGAAGCGTGAAAAAACTAACCCGCGATAAAGACTGGGTAAAAATCGGCGAGGCGCGGTGTAGGTAAGGTTTGGCTACTGGGGAGGAGTCAGGATGGCATTAAAAACAGAAACTTGCTGGGGTTGTGGCGCGACAGAGCGTTACGATAATGAAAAACAGCGGCGGCCTTTTTACTGGCACGAGAAACAAATTGCCGGCGGTGTGTATACGCTGTGTCAAATTTGTTGCGGACTTTTAAATGTGCAGGGGCGTGTATCGCATATTTTAATATCAAAAATAGAAGTCAGGCACGGAATAAAATTGAATAAAAATGGCGGCTTAATAGAGTAATTAATACTCCATTTCTTCAACGTCTCCATAGCCAAACTGTACTATGTTTTTGCAATCAAAGCAGATGGCAAAAAAATTGTAATCACCGATTACTGGCGGATCTGTGTTTAATTCATCAAGATCAATGCGTTGCGGCTTTAACTTTACTATATCGGTTCCGCCGCACTCACATGTGCCGTGAGAGTGCAAGGTATTGTATTTTTCACGCATTATTTAATACCGTTTCCGTTACCGTTTTGCCGCTCAATCAACCTATCAAGCTTTTGGTTTATTTCTTTACCCTGTTCTTTAATATCTTCAATAGACTCGTTGACCTGTTTATTTTGTAGTTGCTGTATTTCGCGGCCATGTTTAATTTCTGCCGCGTTGTCACCAATGCGCTCTTCAACATTTGCGCCCCAGGTGAAGACGCCAGCTAAAAATACGAGGGTGGTTATCAAGTGTGATACGTTCAGTCGTTTGTCAAGGTGCCAATGCTCAGCCATATTAAACTCTGCCTTGTTTATGTTTGCGGTAACGTGGTTTTATGTAAGGCTGCCATGTATACACCGCCCGGCTTGCTGGGGAGAACAGGCCGTTGGGCGACGGGGGCTTCTTGCTCCGCCGTGCGGGGCACGGCTACACTGTCGGGCAGATTTGTTACGGCGCTGCAACTTTGCCTGTTACACCCAGCGGCTGGCGTTGGCGTATCGCTTTTATCAGGCCATTTAACTGGTCCCGATTCTCCAAAAAAAGCGACCCGTTTGTCTGGTATAAATCCCGAAACTCTTTCATGTGCCCCGTTACCGGTGGCTCTATCTTCTGGTGCGGCTCGCGCAGGTCGTTCTCGGGTATCGGTTCCCATTTCTGGACGACTGTTGATGGTTGCGGCGAATTGCTGGAGCAGCCGTAAATCAAACTCAGTAAGCCGCCAATTAGCAGGATATTTATCAGGTTTTTTTTCATCGTCTTTTTCCCCCTGTTTTTTTAGCACGGCAAGCTTGCGTTTCAATGTGCTGTTGTTTAATTGCTGCCGCTGTATCCGCTGCGCATCATTGCGCCGCTGCACGTCGGCTGCGGCCACCGCCTGCTGCACGGCTTTTTCGTTTAATGCCAGCGTTTCTTTTTGTGCCAGCGTGTAGCCAGCATTAAAACCACCGTCATACTGCCGATCGCCATAAGCTACCGCGCCAACCAGTAGCCCGGCAATTATCAGCACAAGGCCGCCGATTAAATAAAGGTTTTTCATTCGCCCTCTCCTACTTTGTTTTTATGAAAAGCAGCCCGCCGGTGCTCGTCGTCTTTGGTTGCTTGCACGCTGTAAGTACCAATGATGCCGCCCAGTGCTAAATTGAGGCCACCGGCCCACACACCAACGCTCTGTATAACGTCCGCCAGCCCGGCCTCACCGGCAATGACCAGCACCAGCGCTACAGGGAATAAAACAAAAACCTGAAAAAGCAGCGCCCAAAAACAACCGACCGCCATTTTGCGGCGCGTAGCGCGATTATTGTCGAAGTTTTGCGGGTAAGACATCACGTCAGATCACTCTGGGCACCGGGTTATTGCTGATTTACGCATTATTCCGGCCATTCTCCGGTTTTCATCATCTTTGCCAGGCGGTCAGCGCGTTTGCCAACCTGCATCGCCCATTTGCTGTCCAGCATTTCATCGCTGGCGGTAGCAAAATCCGCATGGCCCAATGCGGCCAGCATTTTTTTAAAACCGGCAAAGCGTGGCGCGCCAAGATTGAACATCATGTTTAAAACCACGGCCCTGCGAACGATGTCCAGCAGCGCATACCAGCGGTAATTTTTAAGACTAGATTCAGCGTCGGCGATATCTTGCTTAAAGTAAGCATCAGACTGCGCCTGAGTGATCGGTCGCTCTAAGTTATGGCCCCGGCCAACGGTTAAAACACCAACCGTGTCACGGTATGGCGTTAAAACATCGTCTTCGTCTTCTTCGATTAAATTGAGTGCGCGCTGATCCATGCGGATATAATGAGTAAAATCAGTGGCGCTGTCGTCCGAAACGTGTGAAAGATTTGTTACTTGTCGCCAAACATGTAAATAATCCCGAAGGTGTTTATGCCGTAGTCTTCCCGGTTATCCGGTATTGAGCTTAAGTGCTCGTAAATAACTTTCGTGTTCTTTGCTACTTTCTGCTCTACTCTGATTATGCCTACAGGGTTGCTCATGTTGTCTAAATTACCGTTGTCGTATGTTGTTGGGCGTACGCCCACGCCAGCACCGTATTGGCAACCGTGTAGTAACAAAATTAAAGGCAAGAATTTTTTCATTATTTGTAGTAACCAACAACATATAGCTTATTCGTGGGGGACCCACCAACGCCACCATGATCAATATAAAGCTGAAAATCACCATTTGTATCAAGCCCAACATGTACTAGTCCGTATATTGTTTTATTATATGTAGTCGATCCCCATGAATACTCTTGTATTCCTACTCTCGGTGAAAATGAAAGGGATGCTGTTGAGCCTACCCGCCTAAAACCGCATGACATATAAAAGGAACCAACGGCTGCAATTGTTTTGTTTATTTCAACGCTCAAAATTAATTCTTTTGCGCCGTCACTAACAACTGCCGGCGCAGAAACACTTAAATCATGTGTTACCCATGAACCCCCTGCTGATATAACGCTTAATATATTAATTGGCGCGTCAAGCATCACAAGAACACGTTTTGTATCAGCATAAGCCTTAACAGACTGCTGTGTTGGCGCGACAAGATTAGAATCTGACGCCATATCATCTTCGTCAAGCAAGTTTAAAGCCAAAGCAGCCCTCAAATCCGTTATCATAGAATTTGTAATTGCAGTCGTTTGTGGGCTTGCCTGTAGCAGTATGCTGGCTACAATAATCCATTGATGTCCAGGGTGTGGTGGTAATACTGGGCTTACCGCTTCAGTTCCTGCTACATAGCCCCACAACCCATCTGTTTTTCTAATATAAATACCGTCAAGTCGTGGGTTTACTGTTGGCGCAACAATACCTGTTTTTTGTTGCTGTCCTATGGTTGCTGGAAAATTATTATAATTAACAGTTCCGCCATTTATAACAACTGACATATCAGGCGTTGCCGCCTCATGCACATAAAATGCACCGGCAATCTGGTCGTGTATGACTGCCGTCTCATCAAGACTTGCCTTATAAGTCGCAGCATCCTGTGTCGTAAAATCTGGTAATGCCATAATAAATCCCCTCTATGATCCTATGGCTTCCCAACTGCCGGTGCCGCCGACGTTGGTGCCCGATGTATTAAAAATATTAAAATCGAAACCGTTTACGGTAACGTTTTCTTTGGTTGGTATTAATGCGCTGGCCGAATCAACAAACACCCGCACAAACGGCTTATTGTGAAACGGCTGGCTGAATGTTATTGCGCTACCGCCTGCTGCAACGGTAATGTCGTCGCCGCTTATGGTGCGCTCAAGCACGTCTACGGTTGGCAAAAACTCGGTTATTTTTGATACGCCTTTAGTGGTGTCCAGCGTTAATTTTTGCTTGCAGTAGCGCAGCGTTACTTCGCCGACGCTCCAGCTTTCAAAGCCATCGTATGATCCGGCAGCAAGCCTGTAATCGATAGACAGTGCAGGGTTTGCCACGCCGGTGGTTTCGTCGGGGCCAAGAGCGGAATCAATCGAACCCCACACGCGCACCGCATCGTCGAAACTTATATCTATCTCTGGCGCTTCGTAAGTGCATGTGTCATACGGGTTTATTACGAATACGTCGAAGGTATCCCAGCCGTCCGCGCTGGCAAGGTTCTGGCTTTTTGGCACCAGCACACCGGTGTGATGCTTAACGAAGTTTGTCAGCGTGCCCAGCCAGTCTGGCGCCTGTGCTGTCTGAAAAATAATATCCAGTGCGGCGGTTACAACCAGGTCAACCGTTGCCGGGTTTTCGGAATAGTTAATGTCGGTAGAATCATTTACTGCCGCGTTGTAAAAAGTCCAGTCGCCCGGCGGCACGTCGGCACTGGTAATGCTGGTGCCTTTTGTCACCTGCGTTAATGGCGTTGCGTCTTCAAACGATGTCGCACCGCGCGCGCCGTAGCGTATCTCGAAACCTGCAAGCAATACGTCCGGGTTTGAATCCCAGCGGAATACAACCACGTTGCCATTTTGCAGGGCGGTAAAGTTGCTTACGTCGGCTGGCGCCGGGTCAGTTTCTTCCTGTATGGTTTCATCTTTTGGAATCCAGAGGATGTCGTGTGCTGACGCGCTGTGGCTTATATTTTCTGTCGCATGATAAGGCTCTTTATTTTGTACTGCATCGCCAAATGTCCATGCGTCTAACCTCGCCAGCGGCTGAATGCTTGCGACATCGGTTATGCCAACCTCCGTTGCACCCGCTGGCACTGGTGCGTCACCATAGTTAGCAGTAAAGTTTGTGCTATCAATATCAGGATTTGTTGCGTTACCGTCCATCAAAATCAATAGTGCGCCCGGCGCGCCGGGCGCACCAGAAGAACCCCAGAATTTATCACCTGTTGTCTGCGTATAAGAAGTACCTACAGATGAGTCTCCGCCGCTTAAGTCAATTTTACCGCTGCCGCCAAAAGCCATACCTCGTGCAACAATTAAAAGGCCAGCGCCACCGTTACCGCCAGCGCCACCGTTGCCGAGTATGTAAAGCTTATATGTTGCTGAAAATAAACTTGTTTGCGCGAATGCACCATGTATATAAGGCGTGCCACCTATCCCAGAATTACCGCGTAAATCAGCAGGATACCCAGTCAATACATCTAAAGATGACGCGTTACTTAGTTCGTAGTAAGGCACTTCTGATAAAGCAGCGCTTTGCCCGCCAGCAAAAAAGCCCTCGGCATTTATTACAGAAGATACTGGCGGTGGCGGTATTGCGTTGGTAATCGTTACCAGTCCGCGTGGAGATATAGTTGTGCCAAAAAAACCTTGCTCACCCGCATCAAAGTCAAGATCAACAGGCGCACTATAAGATGGCGGCCCAGACTCAAATGTTTGTGTTGTTAACGCATTTATAAAAAGTGTGGTCGCCGCCCCGCCCGTTGCGCCCGCGTCAACGCCTTCAATTTCTCCATTAATTTGCAAGCTGCCCTTTATACGCAGCTGCACGTTTTCTGTGATGCTGACAACAATGTCAGCATCTATCGTTAAATCGCCATCGTAATAATAAATAGCCGCGCTGTTATCAATATCTGTGGCATGCCCGGTTAGCGTGCCGTTGGCGGTTACTGCGCCTGCAACAATGGTTAAAATGGTTGAAAGCTCTGTGCCGGCCTGTGTGTAATAGCTGTCGTTTAATACCGTGCTTAACGTGGTGCGAGAAAGCCCACCGGCTTTCTGGCTGCTGCCAAACAGGCTAAGGCGTATGTTGCCGGTCATCCAGTTAGTGCTTACCTGCTGCACTTCAAATACCCGGTTAAGCGTACTGCTGGTGGTAAAATCTCTTATCTGGTCGAGTGCAAGACGTACAGTGTCGCCAACCTCAACCATCGAAAGCGTTGGCATGCACTCGACACTCATTACCAGTGGCGGCCCACTGTAGCGGTTGCGTAGCGTGTCAAAATACGTTAATAGATTATTATCTGTGTGCAGCCCGGTGTGCACCGCCTTAAAAGCAAACTTTTTAACATTCGAATCGCCGTGTATAGTATTTGATGTTGCATCGATCAACACCGATGTTTTTGTAAAATCTTTTTTTGAATCGACCCAGTTCCAGTTAATCTCTATATTATTTATTACTGACTGCATGGCATGCGTCAGCGTGCTGTAACTTTTTACATTGCTCTTGTTTAAATAAATGTTATAAGACGAATCTGAAAGTGTTTGGCTCAGCCGCTTTATGCCGATACTGCCATCAGAGTAAATCGGCATAAACGCGCCTAACCACAGCAGCAGTTCTTTTTCAAGATAGCGCTTACCATCCTGTGTGCCGGGGTTTTCAATGCGTACGCGCCTGCCGCTGTCATCAGCGGTATTCCAGTAGTCCGTTCCGAGTGATTGAAAATCAGTCAGCTTTACAAATGACGTAGCAATGCCTAAATGCCAGTGCGCAGGCATGTCGCCGGTCTGCCCTTCTACTTTGCCGGTAAGCAGTGCGTAAATAACTTTTGGCGCTGCGCCTTCTATATAAATGTGCTCGATTATTTTTTGCCGACGGCTGGTTTCTGTGCCGGTTTTTACGGTGTGCGCCACCGCTTTCGTGTTTAAAGCGCCGCGCTCGACAACAACAAATGACGGCCCAAGCGTAGCGTGGGTTGTTATGCTGCTGAAACAAAAAACCTCCTTTTCAAGCTTTGCATAACTAACCGTTTCACCTGGCCGAACCTTGTATTCTGCGCCGTGCTCAAATGTAGGAAAAAGCGTTAAGTCTGAAGTGGTAACCGGTATAAACATATCGGTTTCGCTAACGCTCGTATTCAGGGTCGTTTCTTTTGGGCTGAATATCTTTTTACGAGATGCACGCTGAATGTCGCTCAGTTTTATAGTATAAACGCCATCACGGAAAGTTATTTCATCAACCACATAAGTAACACGCAGGTCATAATCACTAAACGGCATGCCGTAGTAACCAACGTAAACCTTGCCGACTTTGCCACGCAAGCCGTTGCCGCCTGTCAACTTTGTGCCAATTTTATTAGTGATCGCCTGATTAACATCAAGCAGCTTCACGGTGATTGAGCCGATTTCACTTGTGGCAATATCCGGTTTTATTTTTTGCGTTTGCCCGCTTACAGATATAAAAGAGCTGGCGATAACATCTGCGCTCGCCGGGGTTTGTGCATCAGCGCTGCTTGTAAAATAAGTGTTACCAATGCCGGCGACGTTCCAGAATAACTCGAAAACAAAATGCGGCTGCTTATTACTTTCGCCTTCAAAAACAGCAATGGCAGGGCTAAACGTTTTCACAGCCTAACCAGCGGCAACGGCATTATAAATTTATTAACGCCTACCCGCTGTTCGCCTGCTACCTTGCCGGTATATTTCACGCTGACCGGTGCGTCTGGCGTGGCAGCGGTGCCGTTTAAATCGACGGTAAAAGCTTCGCCGCCAGCAACGGAATAAACAAACTCATCAATCTGCGCCTGATCGCTTTCACCATACGCGCCGATGGTAATAGACAAGCCCTGATCAACACGTTTTAAAATTGTTTCTATCGTGTTATCAAGCGAGCGGTGCTGTGTTTTCGGGCTGTTTATGGTGCGGTCATAAGCTCTGATCTTAACGTCAAAGCTGTAGCTGTTGCCTGCTGTGTGGCCGCTGATCAATGTTGCGCGGGCATGGGCTGTGTAGGTTATGGCGCTCATAGTGAAACCAGCTCCTGCGCCTGCCGTGAGCTGCCGTTGATTAAAATAACGTCACGGTTATCGATGCCATCGCGGATAGCTGGCACCAGCACGTCGTCAACAATTTCCTGCGTCATTACGCCGTTGACCACGATGTTTATCGTGCCGACCGTGCCACCGTCACCACTGAGATCCTGCGGTGCGCCGCTGTTGAAGTCGTTGGTGGTGGTTACCGGGTTGGCGGGGGCGCCGAGGGCTGCGCCGCCGCCTGCGCCACCTCCAACGTTGCTAGCTTGCACCAGGCCGGTTGCGGCGATAAGGCCGAGCGTAATAGCACCCTGCGTTCTTACCGAGGCATAGGCTGCGGCACCTGCCGCCAAGCCTGCACCCGGCGGCGCTGCAATTGTTGCGCTGGCTCTCGCCGCTTCGGCGGCCACCAGGTTGGCGTTGTTTGCTTCTGCCATTGCCAGGCCCTTAGATAGCGCAATTGCCGCAATGGCAGCAGCTTTGCTTTTTCCGGCAAACGCCTGAAGTAACGCCACGCCCTGACGTGCGGTATTCATTCGCGCATTCATAATAATGGCGTTAGCCTGTACCTCTGCATCTGCTCTTGCCTGCGCCTGCGCATGAAACTCATCAGCCATCTGCGCGCCCATGTCTACCGCGTTTTGGTAGTCAGCATCCATTTCTTCGGGCGTTAAGCCAGTGAAGATGTTCGGGCGTGATTCGGCGTTACCTGTGGCAGCAGCGCCCGTTGGCGCATCGGTGCTTTCGTCGTCAAGTGCGCCTACGTACATCGTATTAAATAAATCAGCAGCCTTTTGCTGTAGCTCTGGAAGTGCGGCTTCCAGGTCATCCAGCTCTTTTTTAGCGCGCCCGAACAGAGTTAAGCGTTTGCTGCGACCACTACCTTGCGTGGTCACCTGCTCACTTTCTGGAGTTTCGTTAATTTTTTGCTTTAACTCGCGGATACGCTCAACAGCCGCCGCAATAGCGTCTTCAGCAACTGTAACCTCTTCCGTTATTCCCTGGATTCCACCAAGTGCTATTTTCGCTGCACTAAGCTCATCTTGCAGCTTTGCCCGCGCCCCCGCGTTATTTGATTTTGCACTTCTGCCAAAACGCCTGTTCTCAAGGCTGTCGAGTTCTTTTTGTATTTCTGCCAATGATCTTGGCGCACCGGATATTGCATTAACCAAACTGGTAAAATCCTGTATAAGCGATTTCATTGCATCGTTAAAACCAGAGTCACCAATCTGTCGTGCCAGCCCGCCAAACGCATCTTCAAGGTTCGATACCGCGCCGCCAAGGGTGTCCATCTGCTCTTTCATGGCTCCAGCAAACTGTTTTTCACCAATGCTTTGTAAATATTCTTCTATGTCGCCCGCGTTCTTTTTAACCGTTGTGGTTATGCCCTGAAAAGTGAAGCTAACATCATCGCCCTGCTGCCGCGCTTTTATGCCGAACTCTTTTAAACGTTCAAACTCACCGGTGCTGGCATCGGCTACCGCCTCGATCATCTGGTTTAAATCTTTGCCCATTGCGCTGGCAGTGTTGCCGTAACTGGTAAGCGCTTTCATGCTTGGATTTAAGCCGAGCGCTTTCAACTTGATAAAGCTATCGACTACCTGGTTAAGTTGGAACGGCGTGTCCTGAGTGAATTTTTCCAGTTTCGCCCATTCTTCATTCGCCTTTTCCATCGAGCCGGTAACGGTTTTTAGGCTGGCTTTTAGTTTCTGATACTCAACATTGGCATCGAATATGCCTTTTGCAGCAGCGGCGAATGCGACGGTGCCGAGGATGTTTTTTAATGACAGCAGTGATTTAGACGCGCCTTTAACATTGCCGTCCAGCTTGCCCATGCCTTTAGAAATGCCTGCAATCGACGCCGTGGTTTTACCTGCGCCATCGGTTTTTATTTCTATAATCAGGCTGTCTTTTTTCTTTGCCATTATTCTTCTTTTTGTTTTTCGGCTCTAATTTTCAGGGTTTCATTTTCTAAAATTTGCAGTCGCTCAAAAGCATCGCTTTTGTTTTTTATTTTGTAGAACCTCATCACTTTCTTTACGCCGCTGTAATCAAAGCCTATCGCCAGTCCGGTAGCTGAGTATCGCCATTGCGTGTTGCAATTTTGGTACAGATTTACCGCTGCAACGTTTTCGCTGTACAGCTCTGGCGCGTTACATTTTCCGCATCGTGTGGATTCGCCTTTGTCGGGGCAGTCTTTGCAATATTTCGGGCTGCCGCCGGTTTCGCTTACGCCATTGAGCCAGCGAACCCACTCGATTAGTTTTTTGCTGCCGCTCCGTTGCTGGCGTTGACCAAAGCCAATGCCAGAGCGCGTTCGATATAACCGATGTTTAAAACGGCTTTTAAGTTTTCCGGGGTAAACGGTATCGGTTTTTCTTTGCCATCGACAAAACCGTCTTTGTGATTTTCTTCGGCGGTGCCCCAGCCTAAGATACGGCTCGGCAGCAGGTCTTTTTTCGGTGGCGTATCGCCGGAGCCGAATATTTCTGTCTTTGTGGCCAGCTTAAAGCGCACCATCACTTCTGCTTTTACTGTACTGCCGCCGTCTTGTGGCACGGGTATCTCTACCGGCCAGTCAACTTCACGATCTGGATTTACTATCAACATTTTTCATTTCCCCTTTGTTGTTATTGTGTATATTTGCCAGGGGGCAAAATAACCCCTTGCGTCATTGGTTGCGGGAGAAGGATTCGAACCCCCGACCTCGTGGGTATGAGCCACGCGAGCTGCCAGGCTGCTCTACCCCGCATTATTTTTTAAATTGCTGCCAACTGGTTTTTCAGCACTGTCTTGCATGCGTTCGCGCCGTAACCGACAAAACCAAGTTTCACCATGATGCCGGTCGGGCCTTCTATTGCCGGGCTGTTGCGGCTGAATACCAGGGTGGCGCATTCGATCTCTAAGTAACCATTGCCAACGCTGCCAAGGCCATCGCCACGGCTTAAGATAAATTTGAGGCTGCTCTCGGTGTTGTTGATGGCTTTGTTGAGTAGGGTTTCGTTTTCGAAGCGGGCGGTTATCTCGCCGCTTACGCCCACCTTGCCTTCGTCCAGCGTGCTGCGTATGCCGTTGTCATTTACTGCGTAGCCATCGCCATTGAGGTTGTTTGTAAAGCTTAGGCTGGCAGCGGTAACAATGGCCGATGCGCTGCCGCCTTCTTCAACGCTGGCGTGGAACAGGCTAAACCGGGTGTTACCGTTGTCGGTCGGGGTGGCGTCCAGCGGTGAGCTTGCCAGGGTGGATTTTGCGCCCTGTATGTCGAAGCTTAATGATGGCTGCGCGTTGCCGCCAAATTCAAAGCTGAAGCCACTGACTTTGTCGCCGTTAAATTTTTCGTAACGGGCAGCGCCGCTCAGCTTGCTGCCCATGTCTTTTTCGACGACCATGCCGGCTGGCAGATCACCGATGGTGATGGTGTGTGCGTACGGGCCTGTGCCGGCGGTTGCCACGCTGCCGAGCGCATGCTTTAACAGCGTGCCGATGTTTTCAGCGGAAAGCTTTGGCTTTATCGCGCCGGTAACATCAATCACACCTGGTAGCGGTGCATCAGGATAGCGATCTGCAACGCTGTTATCTTCGTCATAACCTTGGCCGGCTACTACGCCAAACTCGTCGATATACAGTTTGGTTGCCGAGGGTGTGCCCGGGTCGACGCCGTATGCGGTTTCGTCGTATAAATTTACGGCCAGCTGGTGGCCTTGACCTTGTGGCATGGGTTAACCCTCCTGTTTTTTGTTGTCTGCGTTTTTATCGGCTTGCTCAGCGGCTGACTTTTCGTCTGCGTCTGTTGCCAGGCGGAAACCTTTAACATTTATTAGTCGATCGGCTTCGGTGCCTTCTACTTTGTAAATCTTTCCGGCTTTGTATTCGCCGCAGGCGATAGCACCGGTACCTTCTAAAATGATTTTTTTAGGCGGCATAATTTTTGTCTGCTCGTCTGTTGTTTTTTTGCTCATCAGGCTATCTCCTCAAAGTTTCCACTGACGGTAAATTGAAAAACGTGCAGCGGATGAATTATGTTGCGGTCTGGCGAAAATTCGCTTAACCACGCGCCGTCTACGGCATTATTAAGGGTCGGGTCAGCACTTATGCTTGCCGCCACCACTGCTGGTAGCGTAAGACGCTGGGTGAACGCTGAGTCGTTTGTATCTTCGCGCCACACGAAACTGACCAGTATTTCGGCTTCTACGGCTTGCCGGTCACCTCCTATCTGAAAATCAAGCTCACCATCGCCCAGCTCGACCACCATGGCAGGTAATTTTGTCGGGTCGATTAAGTCGACCTCGGTGTTGCCGTTGATTAATGTCAGCGCGGACGAAAAATGCGTGTTCGCCCAGGCGATTAATCCGGCATCTGCCCCCATCTGCGTTGTTAGGCCGCTGTGGAATGCTTGCAGGCTCATCTTATGACCAGCACTTTGCGCTTAACCACGTTGCGCACAATTTCAGTTACGTTAACGGCCTCTACGGCATCATCCAAAAACGCGCGACGGCCATATACTTTGCTACTGCCCTTGCCTTCGTGTATCGCTTCGGCGTAGCTGGTTGTGTTACCAACGACGGCAAGGCTACTGCTGCGCACGGCGAAAAAGTGGCCGCCCATCAGGTTGCCGGTGCGCACCGGTATTGGGTAATCGCCTGCGCCGTCACCACCACTTAACAGGCTCACCTGTTTGTTATCCACTGCAATGGCAGCGTTTCGCAGACCGGTGCGCAGGGCGTGACTTAAGCCTGCCGCACGCTTTGCATAGATTCTTGCCAGCTTGCCTGCGTTGCTCACTGCTTTCATTTCAGGGCCTTCATGCCGCACTCAACGGCAATGCACCGGTTTCGATATAACCAACAGCAACAGAAGCATTGGCAGTTTCTTTGCTCACGCCAAAATACATCATGTAGCGCCACGCCATATCGTCGGCAAGCTCGGCATTTTTAAGCGGTCGACTGGCGGGTGATTCGTCACCATCGGTGCGCGCTTTTCGGCTTGATCGTCGCTCAAACAGTTCTATGCGCTGCCAGAGTTCGGCAGCAACAAAATATTTTTCGGCATATTGCAGCCGGGTAAATTCAACCGTGCCACTACTGGCGGCGGCATAGGCCGTGCCAACAATGTCGGCAACTTGCAGGGCAACTTCATCCAGTACAGCGGTTAGATAGGTATCCCACGCAGTGGCATCTAAATCGCCAAACTGTATTTTGTCGAAACCTAAATCTTTAACCTGTTGTATGATTGCTTTTGCCATGCGCCTTTATAATTATTGTTTTTTATAAAAGAAAAGCCGGGCCGTTACCGTCCCGGCTTTCCACTCATCCCTGACCTTGCCTGTTAGCTGAACAGTACGCGGCGAACTTGCGCGCTGTCGCCGATGGCGGCGTTGTACTGACCGACGCCGACCAAATCATTTGCAGAAACATAGGCGTTGCGTGCATCTTCGACGGTTAAGTCTTTCCACACGCCGCGCTTGTTTTTGCGACCAGGTAATACCAGGTACCAGCCGGTGCTTGCTGCTAGCACTTTGGTGGTGCTGATAATGCCGTTGATGCGATAAGCCAGCGGCTCGTTAGCAGTGCCCTGGTCAACCATGGCGCTACCACGTTGTGCTGTCAGCATTTTTTCCAGTCGACCGACATGCTCCGGCGCGCAAATAGCATAAAAACCGCTATTCTGGCTGGCATCACGGCCCTTGCCGCGCATCGCACGTAAGATGGTGGCCGCTGCTTTGTTGGCAGTGGTTACATCATCGGTGGTAAACGTTTCATCGATACCGCTGCCTTGCGCTGTAAATAACGCGTAATGCGCGTCGGCCATTTTGTCGAAGTAGGTACTGCGGAACTCGGCAATGGCTTCATCAATTGACCAGAATTGATTGAACTGCAACCATCGATCTAAAATACCAAGACCATCCGAATATTCGATAACGCTGACCGTGGTTTTAGATTCGGTGATGTCGCGGCGAATCTTTGTTTCCTGCCCGCTCAGACGCTGTGTCCAAGCAAGGCCTGCGCTGGTGTCTATAATGTCGAAGTGGTCGTGCGTACTGTTACGCAGATCGATCATGTCGAACAGTAGATCGAAACCCATGTCCAGTTCTGGCATGTTGGTGTGGTAGAACTGCTCCAGCTGGTTTGCCACATCGTTTAAAATGGGGTTGTCGCTGGTAGTGGCGTACTTTGTTGCCAGGTGGTTTTTGATCACCTCAAAGTTAACCGAATCGTTTGCACCTTTCAGGCCTTTGACATTGGCTATGGCTTTATTGCCCGCAATGTCCATACATAGCTGTGGCTTTTCAAGCTCCCATGCAATCGCGCCGGCCAGTGTTTTAAGCTGTGTGCCTTTGTCCATGCCTTTAAGCTCGTTAAACTTAATTGCTGTTTTCATTGTTATTTTCCTCGTGTACTTAGCTTATTTACTTAATGGCCGAACTTATGCGAACGGTGTTAAATGGATAATGCCTTCAACATCAGCGGTGGCGGCATCTTCGTTTACGATACCAGCCAGCACGTTGCTGGTGGACGTGGTGGTAAAGTTGCTGTTTGCGCTGCTGTAATAAATTTTTGTACCCATCGCCCAGGCTTCGCCGGTAGCTTTTGGCACGCGCACCATTGATGATTCGTAAACAAACACGTTGTCTTCGCCTGATGCAGCATCGTTTAATGCCAGACCAACTACTGCGGGCTGAATAAGGTAAAACAGTTTGGCAGTGGTTGCCGCCGTGTGAGCCAGCAGGGTGCTTGCGTAGCTTTTGCTTAAAACTTCTGTCGCCATGATCTTTCTCCGTTAAATTAGTTTTTATTTTTTTCGAACCGTTAGGCAGCGACGCCTGTAACGGCTTTGTTTTTTAGCGGGTTAAACGCATCATTACCAGCATCTTTTTTGGCAACTTCGCCGTTTTCGCTGTCGGTGTTGTTTTTATTGGCATCATCACCATCAAGCTGCGCACCTTCCGGCATCATGCTTAATGCTTTTTTGTGGTACATCTTCAGGCGATCAAGCGGCATGTCTTCGTAACCTTTTTTCGCTGCGTTAACATCGGCTTCGGTATCACCGATTAAACCGGCAAGACGTTCTGCTTTTACCGCTTCGGTAATTAATGCGGTGCGGTGTTCTTCGCCCAGATCAGCCGTGGCTTTCAGTGTTGCCAGCGCGTCAGTGTTGTCGATAACATCGCCCAGTACTTCTTTGGCGGCATCGTACTTACCGCTGGCAGTTTTAAATTTTGTTACGTCGGCTGATAACGATTTGTTACTTGTTTTCAGCGTGTCAATCTCTGCGAGTGCGTCTTTTAATTCCATGGGGTTTTCCTCATCGTCATCAGTTGATTTGTTGTTGTCAAATTGTTTGGTAATGCGTGCGCCGTTTTGCGCGCCCAGCCATACCAGGCTGCCTTCATAAGCTTTACCCGGTGCCAGCAGGCGATAGCCTTGCAGGTTTTCGTCAGCATCCTGCACACGGGCGCGCTCGGCATAGCTAAAGCCCATGCTTACATCACCGGCAACACCGGCATCGATGTCGGCAATTAAATCTTCACGGCCTGCCCGCACGGTGTAAAAGCTGGCTTCCAGCAACAGCGCTTCGGTGGTACCTTCTAAAAACTTCAGATCAGGCTCACGCAACGCGGTGCGCGCTTCATCCAGACTTATGCGTTTTATTTCAGCATGAAAAAAACGACCTTCTCCCGGGCCGCTATCGCCGTCGTAGCTCGTTGGGTGTTTTATAAAAAAACCTTTGCCCGGTAGCGTATTTGCAAGCTGCTGCAATAGATCATCAGCAATCGCTTCACGGTCACGGTCAATGGCGTTATGCGCCAGGTACATGGTGCGGGCATACACTTCATCCGCTGTATGCGTGCGAATAGTGTACTGGTTGATGGCCGTTAGCTCGGTATAATCCGGCACACCGTTAGCGTTTGCTTTTAAAGCAATGCTGTGAAGTGATTTTTGCGCTTGCAGTGTCATATTCGTGCGGAGTTATTTAATAGTAATGTTTTCGTTGCGCCACATGGCTTGCTCAGAAGTCAGCGAGCCGTTGTAGTCAGGATGCTTAAAATGGCTTTCGTCGATTTTTTCGCCGCGGGCTTCTTTGCCGCCGTCATCATTATCAATATCGACTTCATCATCGATATCAGCTTCTTCATCGGTGACTCCGTTGTCTGTATCATCAGCAGCATCATCGGTTCCGTCCAGCTCGTCTGGCTTATCGGTATCAACCTCGGCATCGTCCAGGTCATCAAGATCGGCAACGCCAGACTCAGGCGCGGCATCAATTAACTTGGCAAGCTCACCCAGAACGCCCTGGCGCTTTCCGCCTTCAGCTTCTGCATCCTGCAACATCAGCAGATCATCTTTGCTCAACTCGCCAGCTTCAACATCGCCCTTAATCAGCGCGACCGTATCAGCCACGTTGCCGTCGATATACGCCTTAATGTCTTCTCGCTTTGCCATGCCTTCGTTCCCCGTTTTTATTAGGTGAAATACTCAATGGCAATCAGTTTGCATAAAAACTGCTTACCGGTCGTCCGAAACGTGTGAAAACTTTTTAAAATTATTTGACAGGCGATAAAAAACCCGCGTGAAGCGGGTTTTAAATGATTAACGTCAGGAAAAATAACTATTTATTCATTACCGCTTCGCCGCCCTTCACCACGGTTTCGCTCATTGCATAAATCCCGACATTCCATTGGGTAAACGCAGACCACGCCGCAAATATTGCCAGTGCTTCATCAACGTATTTCAAATTAACGCCCGCTTTCAAAATATGCGCGAAGATATACCAGCAGAATAAAGTTGCCATTAACTCCATAACGCCCATCATCCAAAGGCGCGTACCCTTGCTCGGAATCTTCTTGTAAACTGCTTCCACCATCGTCTTATCCTCAACCATTGATTTACTATTATTGCCCACAGTGCTGTTATGGCAACGGTGTAGCTACTTGTCCAGCCGTTGCCGGAGTCGTTGGCATTACCGTTGGCGGCTTTGGGGGCAGCACTATTGGCAGCACCTCATGTACCCATTCATCAGTTGTATAAGTAGACACTCTTCCTTGTTTGTCAGTTGCTGTTGCTGTTACATAAAGCGTCTTATTAGCAAACAAATTGTTATCAACTACCCACTGACAAGCCGTTGTATTGACCGGACCGAACTCATACTTGCCAGTTACAAAGCCGTAGTACCATTTGATTGTGTCGCCCTCGGTTGCCCAGTCGAGTGGGTCACCGTTTTCACGTTCGGTTGGATATGCGCAGTTAAGATTGCTAAGAGGCTCTTTAACGCCTAAATTCAGCCGCGTAGCGGAACAGAGTGAAACGGCGTGTAGCGGAGTCTGCTGCAATGCCTTGTTATAAACCGAACTAGAGGCAAATATGAAAAGTAAATTAGAAGCATTACTTGAACAAAAAGCAGTTGAATTTGAGAAAGAAGCAAACCTTGCGCTGAGTGGTTTTAATAAAGGCTACTTTGAGGGTAAGGCAGAACAAGCGAGGTTAACAATTACCGCATTACAGCAAACGCTAACCGGAAACCCGCAGGATATTTTAGATGCGTTAAATGGTGATATTTAGGTTTATAACAGGGTCAACTGGTGCAGCAGCCACGTTAAAAGATATGAGTAAAAGCAATATTAGTTTTTTCATTTTATCGTCCTATTAAATTTACAGTTTAGAAAACTTGCTGCCAAGCTGCGGCAGCTGTTCTACCATACAGTCCAGTACCGGTTGCATTAGTGTTCCAAAGATGATCGCCAGGCAAGGGTACTAAACGCGCTGGCGGTGCGCCCGCATTAGCGCCAAGATCTAACTTCGCCTCGGAACAATCAATAGATATGCTTGGAGTCTCAAAACTAAGTAATGCAAGTTTACCAGCTGGATGATAAAGACCTCGTCCAACGATGCGATGAGTACCTGTACCGCCAAACTGGAATAAGTTATTCGCAAGGGCCTCGGCATTAATACCGCTAAATCGTATATTGTGATCGACAGAAGCCGTACCAGATGATGTGAAACCTGAACCTGCTTTGCCTGCGGCTTCTATAGTCAACCCATCAATATCTATTTCTACCGGCGTAGATGACTGACTCAGGTTTCTATATAAAGAACTGCACTGCCCAGTAGTAGAAGATAATCCCTTTATCCAGATATGTTTTATTACACTTGTCGTGGTTGATGCAAATATAAGTTCGCCATAATAATTTGAACCTGAACCGTTGCCGCTAAACTCAATACCGTTTAATCTAAGGTTATTTACAACACCAGCAGCAGAAACCACAAACACCCACCCACTATTACCGGCAGTTAATCTTGAATTGTTTACAGATATGTTATTTATAGTGCTTCCGATATTAAAAACGGCGCTTGTGTGATACTGCTCGTCGTTCATATCGTTGACGATGAAATTATCCACATCAGACGATATGTTCGCGTATGCAACGGTAGAGCCAGCAGCATTGTTTTCAAAACTTCCAAGCTGTAAGAAGTTTATGGTCGAGAATCCTTGTATATTGAATGTTGTTTGTGTTGTACCTACAGGAGTAGTATCAAGATGTTTTATCTCTAACCGCTTCATCGTTCCGCCACTAGCGCCAGATTGCGTATCACCGGCCACTGCTTGCCCTATGCCGGTTATGCTATCGATAATAACTGTTCCGTTATCGTAACCAGTTTCGCAAAATGTTTTAAAGAATGACGTTTCTGATTCACCGCGAATTGATCCAACTCTTAATAAACCATTACTTCCTGAACCAGAAGGGCAGGCGGTATCACCCCAAAAACTACCTTGAGCAATTACGCCCCAGGCAAGCACATCATCGGTCATTGAGTTGCCACGAACCACGCCAATTTCAATATTGTCGCAGTTCGATTCAGCTTGTATTCCAACATGACCGTTATCAGCATAAAAACGAGGAATATAAATCTCACCGCAGTTGTACAGTGCCAAAGTTCTTACAATACCGTTATCTGCGCGTATTACATCAGCCGAGCTATTACCCATGTTTAAAAACAGGATGCTGTTACCTTGGAACTGATCGTTATCATTAGCAGCTCTATTACAGTCAATATCAACATTCTTTAGATGTATGTTTGTATTGCCAAGAAGTTGCGCGGTTCCGGTAGCGGTTTCATTTATGCCAGTGTTGTTATAATCCCAGCCAGTAGATGAAACACCAATAACAACTTGCATACCGTTAAAACTGTTTGTTCCGCCAAGCCCAGCCACATAAACATGATCGCCTATCCTGCGGCCATGATTAGCTCCTAAAACAGTGACAACATTCGCCGCCCTTGTGAAGTTGGAGCCGACCAAAGGATTATAATTAGATATAAAGATACGATCATTAGCTGCATTTGTAGGGCTAACTCCTGTCGCCGCAAAAGTCCAGGTATTACCAGAAACGCCAGTAACTGTTTTAACGCCGTTTAATGTAGTGTTGCCTAAAGCGTTTTCAATATAAACATCAGTTCCTATAACCTTTGTGTGACCTTTTTCAGTCACAGTAGCAACGCTTCCCGATACAACCACTTGCGTTCCTTTTAGAGCATTCTGCGCGTCCCTATTCTTTAGTAGAACACAATCAGAACCATTAGCCAGTTTTAATTTTCCGCCGTTCCAGTCAAAAGTAGTATTAGTATATAATTCCAATGACTTACTTACTGAATATGTTTTAGTAGAATCAAGACGAGCTGTACCGCCAAACAATTTAGCTGCTTTTAAAGCAGACTGTATTGCAGTGCTCTCATCTTTACCGTTTCCCACAGCCCCAAAACAAGAGACATCAAAGAATAAACTGTCACGAGAAAAACCGGCTTCTAAAACGCTGGCACCCATTACGTGCCTCTTACCAATTCTATAGTACAGCTCTCTAAAATAAGGTTCTCGGTAGCGGTCATGCCATTTGCGCTTAAAACAATATTAACATCGGCCGTAGTATCAACAGCGAAAACCTGTATTGCGCTTGATTCTTCCTGAAAACTGATACCGTTCTGTGGAAACTTACTATGTGCCTTTTGCGCTGTTACTGAGTTATTATTATGAATAATAGTCACGGCATTAAAAGAAGATTCATTTGAAAGATTGTTAGATAAAAATACATTACCCCCAAAACTAAAGGTGGCGTTTTTTGTATTAGCGGTGTTATCACAAGACCAAAACGACCATATACGAATAGAATCATTTTTCCTTAGCAGGCCACCAATTAACGTATAATCAAGCAGCGTAGTTGTTCCCGCTACACCACCACTAGAAACTGCTGCATTAAAATGACGTAATATCTCCGGGACACTATCAAGCACCCCTCTAAAACCCACCTCTAGTATGCCAGTTCCCACAATTAACCCCCGATCACTGTAACGGCGGCGCCAGTACCAGTGATACCACCTGCTGGTATGGTCGCTTTGGTGATTTTCCAAGAACCGAAACTAACAGGAATTAGTTTTGCCACATCATCATCAGACGCTCCAGACCATGACGCTACTGAAAGCAGCATCGTGCCAACGAGCGTCCAATGTGCATCATCGTTGCTTGCGTAAATCTCCACAGTTGCGGATAGTGCGCCAGATGTGCCGGTTAGAAATGCCTGCCATGCTGGATAAAGAGATATGCCAAAACTTGCGCTATCGCCAGTTGTTGTTTGCGCCGTTAGGTAGTTATTTAGCTCACCCCCTTTAGCAACCACCAACCCCGCATTTTTGCTATCGCTGGTTTTTAAAAGATTCCCATTCTCGTCATAGCTAACCAATACACTGCCAGTAACACTTGCCAAAAAAGATTGCCAACTCATCACACACCTCCAATTCAATTACCTGCCTTTTACGCTTCTCTACGCTGCAAGTCGTCCGAAGTATGTGAAAATTTTCAAACGTGCAAATATCGCTAGCTAATTACGGCGGTAGTTGTGCATCTGCAACCGGGGTGGCTACTGGTCATCGGTAGCGGCCCGCCGCCTACTCTGTATGGGCCTGCTGCGGCAAGGCGGCGGCATATTGCGCTTACTTTTGCATCGCCGGAGGTGGTGTAGTTGTACTGATCAACTTCGTGCGCCTGGTACTGGGCTATTTTTGCGCGACCGTGGGCGGCGGTTACTTCGCTGCGCGCTAATCGCTCCCAGTCGTAGTCGTTTATATCGAATCGCTGCTTTAGCTTTCTGGCTACGTCTTGCGGGTTTACGCCGTCGTAGATGCCGTCTTGCAGGTCTTTTACTATGCCATTGCGGTAAATGCGGGCGGTGGTGGCTTTTACTTGCTCTAACCCCTGCTGCGCCATTGCCTGCCGGTTAAATTCTCTTATGCCTTCAGTTATGGCGTTCACGCCTTCAAACTCGGCGGCGCTGTTTAGTTCGCCGCGTAGCCAGGCGTTGAATATTTCGCCGGCAAGCTCGGCATCTTCACCACCGACCATTTCGATAAAAAGCGGTTCCAACTGCAGAAGATCCTCAAGCATCAACCCTGCATCAAACACAAATACCGGCTCATCCATTTTTGTTGCGATGTTTTCGCCACTGGCGGCTTTGTGTGCGTTTACGCCTAAAATAGCGATTACATCGGTGTACAGGCTTTGCCATTCGTCAACGGCGGCTTTTATTGCGCGGCGCTCGATGCGCGGCAGTTCTTTGTCGTTTTCGGCGTATGGCTCACCGGCCTTGATGGCAATCTTTACTGCCTCCCTGTTTGCAGCGCTTTTAATTGCCGGGATCAAATACTTATCAACAATTTCTGGCGTCAATACACCGTTAACATCTAATTCAATTGTTTTTTTTTGAGCCTTGCTCATGCGGTAGCCTTCGTCACCGGGAAAAAGCACTTTGCCACTTTCTGACACTTGCGCACCCATGCCATCGCCAGTGTTACTTTGCATAAGCTCGGTTTGTGCCTGTAAAAATTCTGCCTGGGCCATGGCTAAAATATCTTGCATGTTTGGCAGTTCCTGCACCAGTTTCCAGTCGCCCTTGTTCCAGGTAACGCCGCTGGCGCGCAGGTGCATGGCTACAATTTTTTCCAGCCCCGGGCGGCGCAGTTCAAATCTGGTTTTGCTTTCTTGCAGCAACAACTCCGCCTGTTTTAATGCCAGGCGCTCTGCCGTGCCCCACACGTAACCAAGTATCCACGGTGGCAGGCCGGTTTTTGCGACGATCTGCTCAAGTATGTGCTTGGCAGATTGCTCTATTTCCAGCACATCGCCACCCGCGCCCAGCACGTTGATTACCAACTCGTCGTTTATGCCAAGCGCGGTGATCAGGTCGGTGGTGTTGCCGTCGCCTTTTACGTCCATGGCGGCTTTTAAATTATCCGAGATTGTTTTGCGGCGTTTTTCCAGTTCTTCGGCGCTGATTTTTGATTTTGTTTTGTACTGCACATCAAAACTCGGGCTGCCGAAGCGCTGCCATGTTTGCAGTGTGGCGTTATCGATGGTGAGCAGTATTTTTGTTACAAATTCCATGCTGCGCAACAGGCTAACGCCGTAAGCATTACAAGCTTCGTTATTTAACCCGGCGTACACGATTGAATCGCTACGCAATTTTACAAAGCCGCTCTTGTCGAGATAGGCTTGCAGATCGACCGTGGTCTGGTAGTTGTTACGCAGTACGCGCTCGACGTTATCAGTGCCGTCGTTACGGTTTCGCACGGGTGCAGGGTCGCGGTAATAAACGTCCAACTTGCCCGGCTCTACGCGGCGAAAATACACGCCTTTGCTGTCGGCAACATTCAGCCGCGCCACGGTATTTTTCGCGCTGTTTAAAACCGCCTCGCCGATGCTGAAACCCTGTTCGTATAGCTCGTTACCCTGCCCGGCGTAAAAAGCCTGGAAGCCGTGCTGCATATCGCCGACCTGCACGTTAAACATCCAGTCTTCAATTCCACTTACCAGGGTTTCGTTATCGCCCTCGACACGCACAATGCCGTCTAACGTCACCAACCGATTGATGGCGGCATCGACTACCGGTACCGCCTCGCGTATAGCCTCGTAAAAGCGTGGCGCTACCTCGCGGGCTATCCAGTCATCATGCACGCCCGTCCACGGGCCTTGTGGCAGACTGTCGCGGGTGGTTAGTGGCTGGCCCTGCAAAGCTTTGCGGGTGATAGCGGCAGGGTTAAACCAGTTCTTCGGATTGAGCATTTGTAAGTTCATTGTTTTTTCCGTTTTGTTTTTTTAATATTTAATCGAACTCAATAAATTTATTGCCACGCAACACGTGCAAATAAAATGTCGGTAGCGGTCCATTGCGAAGCATTAACATTTCTTCATCTGGATATTCTTCTAGTATTTTTCGCAGCTCGCCAACCGTTGCCGGCTTCCCTAAACAAAATCTAAAGCTCATTGGCGGCCTTCCTACAGGCTCTGCGCCAGCAGGTATAAAAGTAAGTCCAGCATGAGAGCAGTTACTACCTGGGCGCGCTATTGGCGTCGGCCTCGGGTTTGGCGCACCTTTAACTCCCATACTGCTCACCTGCGGCGTTAAGCGTTGGCTTTTTTCCTGCGCGCACAAGCAGACCAAGAATTTTCTCATCGCATTCGCTGTTTAATACCGGCATTGCTTCTGTTGCTATGCAGCTGTGCAGAAAGTCGAGCATTAAAGCCATTTCTTTTGTAACATCTTCAAGCGTTTCTATTTTCTGCCGACACCTGTTAAGCAGTTTCGCGGCTTCTCTTTCTGCGACATGTGGCGGCAGCTGTGCCAGATAATTTTCTACGTCTTTTTTTAATAATGCGTCTTTCATTTTTTTAACTCCCCAGTTATTTAAGCCGCCCTCGCATGAGCGCCGCTGCTAAACACATCAACCGCACCACCTTCGTTAAACACTTTGCGCAGCATGGCTACACGCCGCGCATCGATGGTGTGATCGTTTTCTTTGCTATAAATCAAATGCCGTGCGCCCTGCTTTGCGGTGTGGTTGCTGTAGTGCTGCAGCACTTCGTTATCAATCGGCAGTATCCAGCCTACGCGCTGAAAACGCTGCGTGATTAAATCGGTTGCCAGTTGTTTTGCAGGCAGGCGGATGGCTTTTTTGTTGCCGGTTTTTTTGTCGTCCTCTTCCAGCACTTCGCCGTCTTCGTCGATGGCATCTAACGCGCTGGCGAATAAAAACCCGGTCATTCGGTCATCAAAATTTGCATCTTCGAACTGTTCGTAATTTTGCAGGATCTGCACCACCATGGTTCCGGCGCTACCAAAGTCAACGCCCCAGTTTCCGGCACGGTGAAATACGGCATCGATGGCGTAGATTAAAACGGCCTGCATGTCGTAGCCCATGCCTTTGGTGTGCACGCGCAATACTTCTTTCAGCTCTTGCCCGAGTTCCTGATACACGAATATTTCGGTCGGGTCTTTGCTGTAGCCAAGGTCGGCACCTATCCAGTACACGCCTTGTGGTGGCGTGTTGATAAATTCGCGCAGCAGTTGTTTCCAGGCGGCAAACTGTTTGGCGTGATCTTTTTCCGGGTAATCACTTAGCGATTCAGCGCGGTCGGTTAAATAATTATCTTTTCCGGCTTTTCGATTTTCGATTATGCTGTATTCGATACTGTACGCCTGCACCTGCACGCTGCCTTCGGTTTTATCGATTTCAATTTTTATGCCGCGATACTCCGGCACGTTCTGGTAGTTTGGCTCCATCACTTCCCACGACCAGATGGTATTTTCCTGCTGGCCATTTAAGCCGAGCACGTTGCGCTGGTAGCCGGGTGTGTTTTTGCCGCCGTAGATGCGGATAAAATATTGCTCGCGATCAGCCGTCCAGAATGGTGGCGGCATTAGAGACTTTGCCCAGTGAAATAATCGCAGGCCGTCTTTTCCAGGTTGCAGATCGGGTATTGCCTGCTGACCCATGCGGTAAAACTCGCTGTCGATGTCGCCATCTGGCACGCTGTAGATTCGATGCGGGCAGCCGGGCTTGAGTGCGCGGAAAAATTCGCTCCAGATGGTTTTGCCTTTGATTTTTGCGGCTTCGTCCATCAGGCCGAGCGCGTTGACGTGCACACCACGGAATGCTTCACCATCATGCCCGGCAGGGCGGAAGTAAACACGGCCAATGCTGGGGCGGTCTGGTCGTGCCGGGTTTGGCGTTAAAAAACGCAGCATGGTATGCGGGGTGCGTTTTGGTTTGCGCCAAAAGTGGTGAATGAATGGTTTTGCGCCGTTGTGGTCATCGTTGATGCCAACGTGTTCCTCGATGTCCATGATGATTTCGTCGAGGTGGGTTTGTTGCGGCGCGCCGACGAGGATGTAGGGCCGGAATATTTTGCCGCCAAACGCGGTGCACTCGCCCCACAGGATCAGCGCGGTGATCTCGCGGGTTTTACCAACTTCGGCAGCATCCTGGTGAATAACGTCCTGCTGCCATGTGCGAACGCTTTCCTGCTGGTATGGCCACAGCTCGTAAGGCACATCGCCTTCGTCGTTTCCCCGGGTGCGAATCATGTCGTCAGTCGGGTTCGGCTCTTTCAAAAATGCTTTGCACCAAAGCACAGGGTCTTGCGAGATATATGCCAGCTGCGCCTGCTCGATGGTTATGCCGTACTCGCCACGCGACAATGGCTGCCACGCCATCTGCTGTTTTTCCAGCCAGGCATCAAAGCCGTCGATGTCAAAGGCTTTTTCCATGGCTGAACCAAGGTTGTGTTGGGTACGTTTGGCAGCGGCGCGCATTATTTGTCGTGCTCGAATGTGCGGCCACGGCGTTGGCCGTTTGATACGTTGCCAAGCGCTGCTCCGAGCATATGCGCCAGGGTGTTTGCGCCGTCTTCAACTTCGCCGATTTTGCTGTTTGCCAGCGGTGTGGCGAGAAGTTCCGGCAGGTTAATGCCGAGAGTGTCGAGCATTTTGTAATAATCCGGCAGGATCGGGTTGCGCAAAACCTTGGTGATGATCACGTTGCCGGCTTTATCCATAATCGGCTCGCCGTCTTTGTTGATTGCCGGCACGCGCACCACAAACCCGTGTTCGGATATTTCTTTTCGCAAGCTGTGCAGAATTTCCAGCGCACCAGCGGCTTCGGCGGCCAGTATTTCGTTCATGCTTTCGACGCTACCGCTTTCAAGCGATTTAAGCAGGCGGTCGAATGCGGTGACGTAAATGGTTTTGTCCATGCAATCGCCGCCGGCTTTGGTAACGCCTTCGAGTACCAGCGTACACGGATATGCCGGTGTTATTTTTTTATTATCCGGGTGATACTGGCAGGTTGTCTGGCAGGGTTTGCCAAATGCTCCGACGCTCCAGTCGCTTTCGATTACCGCGCGGCCACGACTGTACATGCCGTGGATATAGTTATTGCGGCTGCTAATAGCTTTGCCTTCTTCGGTACGTGGCCCAGTGCTCAGCTGCGAAGCTGCTTTGCGTTGATTTAATGCTTCATCCGTCATTGCGTAGCCATTTTTATTTTTCACGCCCTTGCGTTTTTTTCCCGCTTCGACGCGCTGTTTTATTTGCGCGGCAGATAGCTTTTTCTTTTTCGATTTGTCGATTTTGTTAGGCATGTTTTTTTAGCATCGCTTATTTTTTTATCGTTGTCGTCCGAAACGTGTTAAAGATTTTTCAACGTGGACGCCATTCGATGATTCGATACACCTGGGTGCGCGATAAATCGTACTCTTCGGCGAGCTGGTTGTAATTATCACCGGTAAATTTTGCACGGATGGATTCGTCACGGCATTCGCGTTGCAGACGGTGCCAAAAAACCTTCTTCGTTGGTATATGCGGCTTTGTACCACCAAGCGCTTCCAGCACGTCGTTAAATTTTTCAGCGCCAAGCTGCTGCGCCAGGCGAACCATTTCGCTGTAATCGGCGGTAAAGCATTCAAGCAGCTTGTTATATTCATCGTTGCTCGTTGGCTTGTTGTTTTTTTTGTATCCAGAGCGGAAGGCCATTTTTAGTTTCTCCAGTGAGTGCGTTTATGCGATTTGCCGGCATTTTTACCCGGCGGTGAGTTTCAGATACCACGATGTAGCCCCGTGTGGTTTCCACGGATTCGTGCCCCAAAATGTTTTGAATTACTTCGATGCGCTCGCCGCTGTCGTACAAATCGGTGGCGAATGTTACGCGCAGGGCATGCAGGCCGCGATGCGGGATTTTTGCCTGCTTGCAGCGTCGTCTAAAAATATTTTCAATGGTTACCATTCTTGTCGGCTCGCGAAAATGCTGACCGTCGACGTTGCACCAAACGTTTCCCTGATCAACAACGTCGATGGTATCTCGCACTGTTAGCCAACGGCGCAGAGCATCAGCAACTGGCTGTTCGAACGACACCTCGCGCTCTTTCGCGCCCTTACCGATAAACTTTACCCGGCCAACACGTTCGAGAAACGTTAGCTGATCCATTTGCAGCACGGATGTCTCTTCACGACGAGCACCGGTGGCATAAAAAAACAAAATCAGCGCATAGTCTCGAATTGCTCGGTGGTCATCGCCACGGCAGGCTTCAAATAATTTTTTCAACTCTGGCGTTGTGTATTTGCGCGGCGTCAGCTTACTTATTTTCGGCGATGGCACACCTTCGGCCGGATTAATACCGCCACGGTTTGCTTTTAGCCAGACAAAAAACTGCCGGACGAGAACCAGCTGTTGCCGGCGGGTACGATTTGACAGCCGACGCTCGACGTACAGCGATTTCTGCCAGTCATTGATCGTCGACACGGAAACATCTTCAAGTTCAATGCGATGGGATGATAGCCAGAGCCAAAACTGAATCAATCCCTTGCAGTAGGTATCGATTGTTTGCGCGGCAAGCCCCTTCGATACACGCAGATAGATCAGCCAGTCGATGGCCAGGTCGGCCAATTTGCCAGGCACACGACGATCAAGCTCAGAAACGCGGTAGGCCACGCCAGTGCTGATTTCGCTAAGCACCTGCCGTGAGGTTGTGCTGGCGGCGTATAGGTCGCGAGATTCGCTCATGGCTTCACCTCCACAACCCGCAAGTCGGGATAAAACGCCCAACTCCCCCCGCGCCCCCCTCGGATCGCTTTAAAAAACCCCCATTTTTTAAAGGCGCTACCTAGGAGGCGGCATAGTAAAAACCAGTTGGGCTTTGCACAGGGGGTGCCCTCCGTGTTCAGCCCCCACCCCAACCAACACGCCGCGAGCCGCGCCACGCCTAGCATAAACCGTGCCAGCGGCGCCGCATTCCAGTTCCACAACTTTTGACCATTCGCGACACTGCAAAACAGACCGCCTGCCGAGTAGCCACCGCAAAACCAACGGCCATCTAGCTTGCAGACGAGCAGCAGTGAATAAGTTAAAACTAAAAGAGAAAAGCGGGAACTGATATTAGCCATAAAGTATTGAAAAATATAAGACATTAGCGATTACCTTGCATAATATCTTCGTCGACTAAAACCTTTGTTCCTGCAATTGCTTCCCTCATTTTTTTTAAATTATCTCTGGCCTTTGCTGGGTCTGTCACCAGTTGCTCAAGGCATTTGTATTCGCTGTGCGCAGCAGAAGATGGCTTGCATGATTTACATAACGCGGCAAATTGTGGAAGCGTCGGCGCGTGATTGAGATAAGTCGCTTTACATTTGCGTAATGCCATGCCGATCGTTCCAGTATCGTAACAACCAAGCTCTAACGCCCATTC